TGATTCTTAAATTTAATCTTAAGGCCCGGATTAGCTGAGTATCTTTTATTATACTTACGTCTCAGCTTTTTTGTATAAACTATACTAGAGTTTCCTACAAACCTTCTTAAATAACCTTTCCAATCAAACTTAGGAGGCTCAACATGCATTAGTCTTCTTACTAACTCTGCTAATTCACCAGGTATAGATCCACATTTCTTTACTGTTTGTTCTGCTGACTCTTTAAGTTGATGCTCAATTTGTTTTTGTATCAGCTTTTTATCAGCTTCTGGTAAAGAATCAAAATCTTCCCACGTACTGTGACAGTATGGTGAATTACCATCCATCTGATCCATTAGGTTATCTAATGAAGGACATGTGCCATCTTGTTGTGCTTGTTGAAGTAAATCATAATAAACTTTTGTACCTGCCTTTGTAGGCAAATTAAGTTCAGGAAAACTACTTAACAGCAAACCACCTTCCGGTAATTTACTTTCCAATATGTATTGGTTGATTTCTAGATCTGCGGCTATGTTAAATAGTTTATGATTAGGATATAGATCTCTCATAATAAGATGACCAAATGCAATATGCAAAAGCTCATGCTTAATTAATCCATATCTATGATCTTCACTGAGGCCATTAAAGAACTCAGGGTTTATACTCAATTGGACACCAACTTGATGCTTGCTAACACCTGCTGTTGGCAGGCCCATGCTATACTTCTTATTGATACCAATTAAAAAGAGCCCGTAAAAGGGCTCTGAGAAAATTAAACTTTTGGTTGTCCTAGCAACCTGGTCTTGAACGTTTATCATTTTATAATTTTATTCATTATTTCTAGATATACTTTATCTGCTGTATTCTTATGAATGAATGCGTAGATTTTTTGTGTATTAGCTAAGAAATCAAATTTAACTGACTCAACAAAAGCTAGTCTTTTATCAAACATTAAGGCCTTTGCCATAAGCTGATCTAAAACTTCTTTGTCTTTGTACTGTGTGTTATAAATTTCTAAAGCCATTACAACATCCTCTACAGATCCTGAAAACATTTCTTTTAACTTGAAAAACTCTTCTGATGTAATTACTTTTTTCTCCACTTATATCTCTTTATCATTTATTATTAACTCTATCCATACACCGGGGTTTTTCTTATCATAAGAATATTGTTCAAATGCTGGTATAATAAACTCAGCATTATCATCTTCAATCCATCCATGCTTAACCATATCATCTTGTACTGTTTGTGCAGGATTAATATAATCAAACTTGTGGCGACTACCTCTAATAAACTCAAAGCTTATTTTAACAGGTAGATCTTGCTTTGCAACTTCATTTTTAAAGTCTTCAGCATACTTAGCGTAATATTCTTTTGTCAACTTTCTGTAATTCATTACAGCTTTGCTGGCAATAAAGTATTTACCTGTCCACCTTCTACCGTTTTTACTACTAGGAACGTTACCTGGTATAAACCATCTGTGTTTTTTCATAATTATTTATTTAATGTATCTTTTAACAATGGTTTAAGCATTGCATGAACTTTATTAAAGCCATGTTCTTTCATAGCATCTGAGACATCTTTACATAATGTAGGATATACACCATGTATACCATATGTATCATGGTATCTCTGTATAGCATGCCTGCCTGCTTCATCATTATCAAATAACGTTATTACCTTTTTGTACTTCTTTTTTAAATGCTCTATTATATGAGGTTTAATCATAGTATTCTCTGAGTCTGGGCTAATAACTTCTATATTATAACCCATACCTTTGAGACACATAGCATCTTTTAAAGAAGAACAAATAACTAAGTAAGGTTGCTTATATTCTAATTGATCTTTGCCTTGTAAATAAGACTTTGCTTTATAGAACTTGTACTTTTTACTTTTAGGTTGGTACATTTTATATACTTCACCATCTTTATCAAAGTAACCATAGCACCATTTGCTACCAATTCTAAGCTTTCTTACTTCTCCGTCTTCTTCCTTGATGAGGTTATAGTATTCTATAGGTTTGACATTATACTTAGTTAGCATAGTCTTACCTATTCTAAAAGATAACCAGAACTTTTGATCTTCAATAGACCATGCTCTCTCTTTTATAAAATCTATTTCCCATCTAGCATGAGGAGTAAAGGTTTGCTCTTTATATTCTGATGACCTTACATGTTTATTATAATCTATAACAATCTTCTGCATAGCATCAGAAAAGCTCAGATCAAATATACTTTGGACTAGATCAATCTTACTACCGCTTCTACCTGTAGAAAAGTCTTTAAACTTATACTGCATTATGGATTTATCTACATAAATGCAAAAGCTTGGAGTCCTTTCATTAGGATTAAAAATAGATTTAATCTTAATATCTTGACCCGTAAGCTGTTCAGGAAGATCTAAGTAATATTGAAATACCCATGTGCTTGGTACATCATGTCCTTCACCTACTATGTTTTTTGTATTGAACATATTAATAAATAAAATAAATGAGGCTAACAGTAGGAGTGCGAATTCTTCCTGTTAATTAAGCTATTAGTGATCCCATTAACACCTCAATTATTTATATTATATATTACAAATCAAAGTCTGATCCAGCTGGTGCTGCAGGCTCAAAACTTTGAGCAGCCACAGTCTCAGTCTTTTTCATTGGACGGAAATGATTTGTATCATTCTTATCAAATGTCAATAGATTAGAGTTCTCAGTATTAAGAGCTTCCAATGGAACACCCATTCTATTTCTCTTTGGTAAGAATAGATCATTATTTACATAACCATCTTTGTTTTCCCACTCACGTGCACCTAAGCATGCGTTAATGTAACCAGTGTTAGAACAAACCTTTGATGCCTTTGCCATAAAGTCTTCAATTGTATTTGCCTCAATAGCATCAAGCTCATCTCTCTTACCTACAACCTCAGCAAGAAACACCATAGCTTTCAGAACTTCAGTATCACGGCTAATTTCATTACCATTTTGTAGAACAGCATCCTTAAATGGATATGGAGAGAATCTAACTCTACCTACTTGACCTTCATAACGTGGGCCATTAGGATTATTCACATCTTTTAAGAAACCATTGAAGTCACCTTCAACTGGCTCTGACTCAACATGCAATGTGATATTATATGCCTCACTATCATAAGGCGTTTGATCAAATGTGATGTCATTGATTTTTACTACTTGGTTTCCTGTTCCAATAACTGGTTTTACGCTACCTGATCCGGCAGACATGTCTTTAGTACTTAACATAATTTTACTTTTTTTAATAATTAATTTTACTTATTGTATTCTTCAATACAATCTTTTACAAATTGTAGATCATTTGGGATAAATCTATCCTCAAACATATCCATTGGTGATTTACATGTGTTCTCTCCATTGTTTTGAGTTTCAAAACCATATTCAAGTTCACCATCATCATTTTTATTTACCTTACCAAAAAGGACAATAGAAAATAGACCCTCCAAAGTTAACGTATTGTCAATCATTTTACCAACCGTTTTTGCTTTGATTCTTCTATTTCCATTTATATCAGTTGACTCTTCTGAATGAGTTAAGAAAATGATAGTTAAGTCATCTCTCAGATCTTTTGGTAACTTAGCAACCTGTGCTAAATTAGATGCAATCTGTGTAAACTTATCATACCCCTTTTCATTAGCTCTATCAAAATACTCAAAAGAACTCATATACTGCCAGTCATCAACAACAATTGTTTTGATCTCTGGCATCTTATCATTAACATGACGCATTGCCTTAATAATACCTGGAGCTGTAGCAGCTGAGGTAAGATTACCTTTAGGGTTTTCTTTACTAATCTGAGTATACTTACTCTTATAGCCCTTGAAAGGTAGAGGTTTATTTGCAATGTTAATTATGAAAGTCTCTTTTGGATCTAATGTTCTGATTGAGGTTGACTTTCCTGTACCTGAATCAGCAATTACTAATACGCTTTGTGCCATACTACTTGATTAATTTATTAATTACTTTTGTTAATGTTATCAGTGTTTGATTTATATCTTCCAATTTATCTACAAGTTGTGTATTAGAACCCGCATCTGGGTCAGGTAGATCAAACAACGTTTTACCTATATCAGAAACAAACTTTGGTTCTTCAATAATTGGACTACCTGATCTGGTAGTTACATCATTGATTACTTTAAGTTCACTAACTGGTATAAGATGTCTTTCAAATCCTGAGCTAGATGTAACAAGTTCATACTCTTGTTTCCAATGTGGATTATTTTTGTGTAAATACAAAGTTCTCTTTGGATCTTCACTATCATAATCTATACTTACAAATTCAGTATAGATATCTTGATCTTTTTCTAATTCACTAGGAAAAAAGCTAACAAACAATTCATCTTTGCCTTTAGGACGGTAAGCCATCTTGGGTATATACAGTGCTCTAAGGTCTCCAATTGTTTGGAAATAATCCTCATGCTCTTCTCTAAGTTTTGCAACTTTTATTTTTCTTTCTTGTGGTGTTAATCCCATATGTTCAGTATTTATTTTTTTAGTACTTATCATCTTCTTTCTTGTTGGCCGGGTGTAGGCATTTCTTCTATTTGCATTTGTTCAAACTTTGCTTTAAAGAATGACATACGTGCATCACCATTTCTGGCTTTTAGAAAATGCAACACCAATGTTCTATCATTTTCAATTATATATCTATCTGGTCCGTAGAATCTAATCTTCTGCTTTGCAGGCCTGTTGATACCTATTAAAGTATCAGCATGTTGTAGCATAGCATCAGAACCAAATATATCTGACTCAAGAATGTAGTTACCATATTTACCATCAATAGCTCTGTCAGGATTATCAATATTCCTATTAAGCTGTGATAGACATATAAACAAACAAGGATAATCCCTTTTACACTGAGTAAAGAACTCACCTAATTCAAATAGCATATCTAACGTACTATTTTGATAAGGCGCTCTCTTTACAAGCATACTATGATCAAGAGTTATTATTGTTTTCTTCTGATGTTTATTCATATACTGATCTATTTGATCACGCATCTGATTTACAGTCATTGGTGTAGATACAATATCAACTGGATATTTAACTCTTTCTTTTGCATATTGATGACACATATTAAGTGTATCACTATGTAAAGTAGAGCCTGCACTACATAACTCTTTATAAGTTTTACCTGTAATAGAACTAAACTCTCTGATGGCTGAGGTTCTACCTACCATCTCAAATTGAAATTCTAATACTCTAAACTCATCATTAGGATTAAGAACAAATGATTCTCTTATTATCTGATCTTTTATAAGAGTCTTACCTGAACCAGGTCTACCACCAATAACCGTCAAGGTGTTCCATTCAAGTCCATCAGTACATGCATCATTAAATTTAGGCCACGGTGTATATATGGATTTCTCCTCACCAGTTGATCTGGCATACATATATTTAAGTGCATCATTGAAGGCTTCATATTGGCCTCTCCATGCCGGTGTTGGTTTACTCATACATTTGTTTTATTTAATTTTATACTACATTCTCACTGAAGTGATCATCCTCAGTGTTTATACCTTCTACTATCATATCACAATAATCTGCTAGAGTAGAATGTTTTACTCTATGCTTATCTTGTTTACATATGAAGTATTGACTTGTCTGCATATACATATAGTCCTTATCTCTGTACTCATTTACGTACATGCTTGTGGCTTTATGTATTTCATCCCAAGTATGATCATAGGTCTCAAAGAACCATCTAAATGCTTCTCCAAGAGCTTTAACATTATTTCTTGCAGGCTTACCGCTTGGTAATTTTTTAGCAGGAAATATGTTTCTATAGGTATTTATCTTTTCTACAAAGTCTTTACCCATCAATTGGATATCAGTTTTCTTCTTTGCTTTTATAAAATAACTATCCAGAGTAGCACAAATTACTTTGGCTTTATCTGTTAATATATATTGGTCTCCTTCTTTAGCTATGAAACCACGTTTTACTAATACATTTCTCTCACCGTTAACTACCTCTGGTAAGGAGATCTTTTGCTTCATTCCAAATAGGATCAAGCACTGGTTCGGTGTTAGATTTGCTTTCAGCATTTTCTGAAATAGGTCCCACATCTTTTTCTAATTGTTTTATAATGTTATTATATGCATTTGTTACTACTTTATCATTTGTAAAGAAACCATTTTCAATCTGCTTACATGAATTAATTATAGTAGCATGATTGCGTTCTAAATATCTTCCAATTCTTGTTTTAGAATAACCTTCTTTGTTAGCCAAATAAGAAAATACTTGCACATACACAAGGTAATCTCTGAATCTTACTTTTTCCTTTAGGCTTTTGATATATCTAAAACCTGGTTGATTTTCATGCAAGGCACATAAAGTGCTATCATGCAGAACATCCAAAGGTACTTTGCTATCCGTTTCTTTTGGACTGTAAATATACAACTTTACACCATACTTTGTGTAAAATTTTTTACTAAATTCAGAGATCTCCTTCTGTTGTGTAACCTGTTGATTTGTAGGCATTTATGTATTTTTTTTAAGTTTATAAAGATACAAATTATTACCAATCTATACAAGTTTTTCCTTGTTTAGTTAGTAGGTCATTTGCTTTATTGAAAACATCATTACAATCCCATTCTCCACCACGATATGCAGCTGAAGCTGGGTGAGTACATTTAAGAACTTTACATTGTGGTATATAAACTTGCCACTCTTCTGCTTTTCTACCCATCAATATAAATATTGTGTCAGGGTTATGTCTATTAATGTTATCAAATATGTATTCTGTAAAGTTTTTCCAGATAGCATAATGAGAGCCAATCTTGTTGACTTCACAAGTAAATGCTGTATTAATTAACAGCACGCCTTGCTTTGACCAACGTCTTAGATCACATTCTTCTGGTGTATATATTACTCTACCTGTGTCAGTAAAATCACCAATAGTTTGCTTTAGTATATATTGTAAAGATTTCTCAGCTTTACCTTTATTACTACAACTAAAAGCTATACCGTCAGCAACACCAAGTTGTGGATAAGGATCTTGACCTACTATAACAACCTTAAGGTCATTATATGGACATTCATAAAATCCATTAAATATATCTTTAAACTTTGGTGTAAAGCGTTTACCTGCATTAACATGATCAACTAACTTATTGACTATCAAGTCAAAGCTCAAGCCATTTACATAAGGTGCAAGCATACGGTCCCAACCACTAGATTCCAATTTACTATTTAAATTATCTCTTAGTTCTGTTATGTCTATTTCTATTTTTTTCATATCTTTGTTGTAAACTGATTTATTATGTCTGATAAAAAACGTACAAGAAAAGTTATTACATATGATTACTCAAAGAATCTTGAGAATCTAACTATTAATCCATCATTTATAAATGGATTAGAAAATGTAACTTCTCTATATATACTTAATAGTGATAAAGCGGATCAAGAACAAGTCCCTGAAACAATCAAAAAATTTAACAAACTGATGGCGTGGGACCCTGAATCAGGTGAACCACAACCACAGCTTGAACTAAATCCATATGAACAATCACTATATGTATTATTTGCACTTACCAATTACTTAAAATTAGAAGCAATTAATCAGGAGATATCATCTGAAACTGAAGTTGAGGTTGATGAACAACAGTTAGGTGATATGCAAGCAAGACTTAAAGATGCTTATAAAAGTGGTGATCTAATTAAAGAGCTCACAGAAATTGGTAAAAGTTTTCAGGATCTTGATTCAGTAGTTAAGAAATCATCTTAACTGCATACCGCTAAAGTCTCCTATCTCTAAGGCAGCTTGAATAGCTAGATTAAGTTCCTCCTTATCACATTCTGCAAATGATTTACACCATTCTGCATTGTTTCTGGTAAAACATAATCCAGCTTTTCTTTTTACTTGAAGCTTTACTTCTTCAAAAGTATATCCCAATTCATTAGCTATTTCACGTATCATTGCATGAATTCTAGCTAATTGTGGGTTACTGCCTTTACCTGTCTGTGCACCAATAAACATTTCTAGCTTAGCACCATCAGGTAAGTTCTTAAGAAAGTTATCATATTTAGATTTAAGCGCCTTTATAGGAAAGTGTAACTCACCATCCTTTACAGTACACTGTACAAATAACTGATCTTTCATGTTGCCCATAAATTATATAAGGCACATACTACAATAAATACAATAGTAACACAGCCTGCTATAATAGCAAACGTTTCATTACTCTCTGCATGTTTTAAGGATCTACCTTGTGTTCTACGTATACTTTCCCAAGTACGTTCTTTTTCTAACTGTTTTTCTTTCATAATTTGCGATTCAATAGTTGGTATGTTAGCAATAGCTCTGATATCTTCTACACGTTGTATAGCTGCATCTAAGTTACGCTGACTTGTACCAGGGTGAACATCTACTTCATATAAATGGTCCAACGCTTTTTGTGCTGAACTATATATAAGTAGTGCTTGATTAGTCTTTTTCATCTTT